TTCTTCGGCATCAGCACAGTTTGACGCAGAAGTAAAACATGCCTTTCAAGGCGCAGGTAAATTACGTAATACAGTACGAGTTCGTACAGGCGTAGTAGGTGATACACATAACTTCCGTACTATGGGCAAAGGCACAGCTGCTGCTCGTGGTACTACTCAATCAGACGTTTCAGCAATGGACGTTTCACATGCTAAAGTTGCATGTACTCTTGGTAACTATGTTGCACCTGAGTACACAGACATCTTTGATGCTGCTGAAGTAAACTTTGATGAGCGTAACGAATTAGCAGGTACTATTGCTGGTGCGTTAGGTCGTAGAGTTGACCAACTAATCCTAGATGCTTTAGAAGCGGTGTCTTCTCCGCCTTCTATCGCTAACGGTGGTACTAACATGACTTTGGCTAAGATCGCTGAAGCTTCATCTAAACTAAATGACGCTGGTGTTCCAATGGAAGGTCGTGTTATGGTTTGTTCTGCTGCGGCAATCGAATCAATGATGAACAATTCAACTATCACTTCAGCTGATTACAACGCACTACGTGTATTGATGTCAGGTGAGATGAACACATTCATGGGCTTCGAGTGGAAGATGATCGAAACTCGTTCTGAAGGTGGTTTAGTTGTTGCTTCTAACATCCGCTCTTGTTGGGCATACCATAAATCAGCTGTTGGTTTAGCTGTAGGTATTGATGTTTCTACTGAAGTGAACTACGTACCTGAGAAGGTTTCTTGGTTATCACTAGGTAAAGTTAAAGCTGGTGCGGTAGTTGTTGATAAGACAGGTACAGTACAAGTAGACATTGACGAAACTGCATAAGTTGCGTTAAGACTGGCCCTTCTTAGGAGGGGTCTTTCTTAAATCAATTTAGGAAGGTAATATGTCAGCTGTTAAGAACTACACAGATATTGATATTGCATCTAATGCTTTATTACTGATCGGTGAGAACCCAATCTCTTCATTTACAGAAGACACAGTAGCTGCTCTTATTGCAGCAAACTTATATCACGCTACATTTGAAAGCTTACTAACACTTCATCCTTGGCGCTTTGCTTCTAATAAGGCAACACTATCAAAACTAACAGCAGCACCTACTAACCAGTGGAAGTACGCATATCAATTGCCTACTGACTTCTTAGTAGCTCAACACATAGACGAAGGTAACGATAACTACCAAATCTATGCTGATAAGCTGTATTCAGATAATGAGACAATGATCTTGGACTACACATACAAACCAGATGAGTCATTCTTGCCAGCTTACTTTACTGAAGCACTAGAACTAAGACTAGCATCTGTATTTGCTATCCCTATTACTGAGTCAGCAACTAAGGGTGAGTATTACGGTGGACTAGCTGACAAACAATTACAAAGAGCTAAGACTGTTGATTCACAATCTACGCCTTCGATTGGCCCAGCTGCCTTTGAAGGATCAAGATTAATTAATTCGAGGTACTAATGGCTAAAGCAACCGCATCTCAAGCATCGTTTATTGCTGGAGAGCTTGACCCAAGACTAGCAGCAAGGATTGATGTAGAGAGTTATGCCAAAGGCGCAGAGACATTAACTAATGTTATTTGTCTAGGCCAGGGTGGCGTTAAGCGCAGACCAGGCATGAAGTACATTGACACAGTCACTGAGTCAGCAGTACGACTTGTTACCTTTGAATTTAACATTACTCAAACATACCTTCTTGTATTTGTAGACTCTAAGATGTACATCTACATGGATGGTGTATTACAGACCAACATCAACGGATCTGGTAATGATTATCTAACAGTGCCTTATAGCGCAGCAGAGATTAAAGAGATTGTATGGACTCAAAGTGCTGATACATTAATTATCTGTCATAACGACTATGTTCCTAGAAAGATTGTACGTGGATCAACTCACTCTACGTGGACAATGTCTAACATGACGTTTAGTTACTATCCAACGTATGATTTCAATAGAGACTATGATTCAGGCACGTTTACTTGTGGCAGTTCTAATCCGCAAGTAGGAGACACAACTACAATCACTTGTTCTGGTGCTTCGCCTGTTACAACAGATCACGTTGGTGGCATGTTTGAAGGTAACGGTGGTGTTGTAAGAATCACAGCATACAACTCATCCACATCATTTAGTGGAACAGTATTACAAGAATTTATAAACAATAACAGTATCTCTGGCATTGACGCTTCACTAGAAGAGCCAGTATGGTCAGCAGCACATGGTTATCCTGGCTCAGTAACATTCCATGAATCAAGAATGTGGTTGTCTAACTCTACTTCTCGACCACAAACATTATGGGGATCAGCAACAGGTGACTTCTTTAACTTTGATCGTGGGTTCGGTGATGATGCAGATGCAATTGACATTACTATGGACACAGATCAGGTTAATGCGATCTATCATCTAGTATCGGGAAGACATTTACAGATATTTACATCTGGTGGTGAGTTCTTTATTCCAGATCGTCCTATTAAGCCTTCATCGGTCGGTGTATTGCGTCAAACAAGATTTGGTGTACTCAAAGGCGTTCCACCTATTAACGTAGATGGTGCGACAATGTTTATTCAAAGGAACGGCAGGCAGGTTCGTGAGTATTTATATACTTATACCGAAAACTCGTACGTCTCCACTGAGGTGAATTTGCTTGCCCCTCATCTTATTAATTCACCAGTTGCTATGGCAGCACAGACTGGCGATATTGATAACGAAGGAAACTACTTATATATCGTTAATGCAGATGGCACAGTGGCAGTCTTTATTACAAACAGAGCTGAATCAGTTACAGCATGGACAAGATTTAACACTACAGGAAACATTAAAGATGTTTCAGTCGTAGAGGATGTTGTTTACTTCCATGTAGAGAGAACGATCAACGGCTCTACTATATATACAATTGAAGCACTAGATAATAACTACTACACAGACTCAGCGGTACAAGTGACAAACAGTCCAGCATCTGCAACAGTTACAGGCTTAGGTCATTTGAACGGACAAGAGTGTAGAGTAAGAGCGGATAGTTCAGTTATGGATAAGGCTACACCAGCATCAGGGTCTATTACATTAGCACGTACAGCAACTAATATTGAGGTTGGGTTAAACTACGATCTTGAGATTAAGACAATGCCTGTTAATGTTGGATTCCAGACAGGGCCTATCAATGTAAATAAACGTAGAATATTACGTGTATCTGCTCAACTATATCAAGCAAATGGTATTAAAATCAACGGTAAGGCAGTAACAGATAAAGGGTTTGGAACTAGCGTATTAGGCGTTCCACCAACAGGCTTTACAGGAATTAAAACTGTACCTATGTTAGGCTACTCTAAGACAACACAAGTAACAGTTACACAATCAGATCCTACACCTATGACACTGTTAGGACTGACTTTAGAAATACAGGCACAGGGCGGATAATATGGCACAAGCAGCATTTATTGCATCAGCAGTTATAGGCGCAGCAGCATCTGCCCAGGCAGGTAAGCAGCAGAAACTTGCATACAAGATGCAAGCTGACTCAGAAGACCAAGCATTAAAAGATAGAGAGCTTATCAGGTTACAGAATCTAAGAAAAGCACAATCAAGCCAGAGAGCTTATTGGGCAGGAAGAGGTATCAGTGGATTTGAAGGTTCGGCAGCAGTTATTGCACAGCAATCTAGGCTTGGTTATAACTTAGAGTCGGGTGCTGATGCGTCATCTACTAGTCGTTCTATTCAGAGCTTACAGTCAAAAGGTAGCGCAGCAGAAAGAGCTGGTTACTGGAAGGCTGGTAGTAGTCTAATGAGTGCCGCTTCAACTAACTCACAAACGGACTGGAAATCATAATGGCAGACTTTCAACAATATACGTTCCAACAAGGAAGAAGAGCAGGACAATTAGATCTTTCTGGCGCTAGTCCATGGGAATCATTGTCTGATACAATGTCAACCTTTACATCGTCTATAGCTCAGTACCAACAAGGTGTGAACAAACAACATGATGCAGATGTAAAAAACTATATCAACTCACAAGAAGATGACATTATTACTGAGATCGGTAAGCTGTCTATTGACCATGAGAATGATTACGCTACATTTACAGAGAAGGCAGAGGCATTCAAGAAGATTAAGATGGATGCAATGTCTAAGGATGAAGCTCTTGGTGCAGACTTTGCTAAAGCCTTTGGCCAGATAGCTGATGATAAGATTGCTCAGTATGGTGAGGGTGTTTATGCCAAGAAGGTGAAGCTAGATAGGGCTAGAAACCTACAGACAGCAGAACACAATCTTGAGACGTGGGCTATTGATACAGAGCATTTAATTGATTCAACTGTTAATACTTGGCATAACGATCCTCTAGTTAGAGAAGGTTATGTTGAAAGCATTGCACCTCTATTCCAAACGCAGAGAGATATGTTTGCAGGTAAGGTTGATGGTTTACTAGAGCTTGGTGTTTCTGGTGATGCTGCATTTAAGAAAGAAAACGCATTATTAGGTCGATTCTATAAGAAGGCAGCAATGGCCGAATTAACGGCTAATATGGAAAAAGGCAATGGATGGCAAACCATTCAGGACTTTAACGCTGATCCGAGCAAATTCTTTAGCTCTAGACCACAATTACAAGCATTATTCCCAGAAGTTAAAGTTGCAATGAGTGATGAAGATAAATCTGAGACGTTTAAAGAGATGTTATCTATTCTAGGTGGCTATCAAGGCCAGCAAGATCGTATGCAAGATGCAATAGCAACAGACAGAGCAATAGAGCATTCAAACCAATATTCATTTATGCTTGATAGAATCGTTGAAGATCCTACATCTGTTACTGCTGATGAGATCAGACAGACACTGGCAAGTGGCGATATTGATAACAAAGGTCATGACACGCTATTAAAGATTATTCAATCTGGTGGATTGTATAAAGAAGATGACAATGTTGTTTCAAACTTATACACAAGCTTGTTTGATCCTGAAGCAGATCAGTTTGCAGTATATGACCAAATTCAATCAGCTGTAGCCAATAAGCAGATCACACCTGCAACACAGAAACAAATGCTTGCTACTCTAAGAGATGGTGGACTGAAAGATGTTACTAAAGATGAAGACTACCAGATGGCTATCAACGAGGTTAAGACTGAGTTTAGAACTACTGGTCCATTAGCTGCATTCTTGCCTAACGAGTCTAAGAATATCAATAGAGCAATCAGAGAGATCTACGAACTGAAAAAGACATTACGTCCAGATCAG